GTTAATCGGTATCACAAAACCAAATTCAGAAGCTATACTGCAGTATTATGAGCCAGGTAAGACTAAAGAACTAGAAGCAAAAGATCTTATCGGTTATTGTGCACGTGTATCTAATCCTAAGAATCAAGAAAATTTTACTACATCAGATAAACTACTTAAGTATTGTATGGATAATGAGCATTGGTCTGTATTTGAGACAGTATCAATCACTATAGAAATTTGTACAACTCGCGATATTGGTAGACAGATTCTTCGCCATAGATCATTCTCATTTCAGGAATTTTCTCAAAGATATGCAGAGAAAGGTGAAGCTTTTCCATCTGATGATTATAGAGAGTGTAGATTACAAGACAACAGGAATAGGCAGAATTCATTAGATACAGCTGATGAAGCCCTAAAGCTTAACTGGCTAGCTGCTCAGATTAAAGTGGAACAGGTTGCTCTGGAGCAATATAACTGGGCTATCAAAGCTGGTATTGCTAAAGAGGTTGCCAGATGTATTCTACCAGAAGGTTTAACAATGTCTAGAATGTATATGGCTGGTACATTACGTTCATGGATTCATTATTGCTTATTGCGTATGGATAATGGTACGCAGAAAGAGCATCGCGATATCGCTAAAAAATGTTGGGATATTATTACCGATGAATTTGATTTTCTTCATAACGTCTAATCAACAGGAGATATAATGTATAAAGATTTTAAAAACTTACTTTCAGAAGCCAAGTTTTACGAAGGCTATTCAAGATATGATGATCGATCTGGACGTTATGAATCATGGGGAGATTCAGTAACTCGTGTTATGGATATGCATAGAGGTTACTATAACAAGTATTTCTCACCTGCACTTGAAATGTTTATTCATGAAGCCGAGCAAAGCTATCTATCAAAGTTAGTTCTAGGAGCTCAGAGAGCTCTGCAGTTTGGTGGTGAGCAATTACTCAAGCACCAGCTTAAGATGTATAATTGCACGTCTTCATATTGTGATAGACCAGAGTTTTTTGGTGAGATGTTCTATATTCTTCTATGTGGAGCTGGAGCAGGTTTCTCTGTTCAGCGACATCATATTGATAAGCTACCTGCTATTATTAATAGAGCTAAGCAGCCAAAAATACATGTTGTAGATGATTCTATTGAAGGTTGGTCTACAGCTCTTGATGTTCTCATGTCATCTTATTTTGAGGAAGGTAAACATCCTGAATATAGAGGCCATCGAGTATATTTTGATCTTTCTAAGATTAGACCTAAAGGAGCTAAAATCTCTGGTGGATTTAAAGCACCTGGCCCTGATCCATTACGTCTAGCATTAGATCGTATTGAACATATTCTCCAGGGAGTAGTTCTATCTAAGAAGAAAGCTAAGCTTCGTCCTATTCAGGTATATGATATTGTAATGCATGCAGCAGATGCTGTTTTATCAGGAGGTGTTCGTCGTTCAGCTACAATCTGTTTATTTTCTCCTGATGATGAAGAAATGCTTAATGCCAAGACAGGTAACTGGTTTCAAGAGAATCCTCAGCGTGCAAGATCAAATAATTCTGCACTAGTTGTACGTGATAAGATCTCTAGAGAGCAATTCAATAATATTATTGAGAAGATTAAGCAGTTTGGTGAACCAGGTTTCGTATTTGCTGATTCAACTGAGCATTGCGTTAATCCATGTGTTGAGATTGGTATGTTACCTCAGCTTAATGGTGAATCAGGTTGGCAAGGATGTAATCTTACTGAAATTAACGGCGGTGCATGTCAAGATGAAGAAACCTTCTATAAAGCTTGTCGTGCTGCTTCTATTCTAGGAACACTGCAAGCTGGTTATACAGATTTCAAATATTTAACAGAAACTACACGTAAGATTTTTGAGAGAGAATCTCTACTTGGTGTATCAATTACAGGATGGATGGCTAATCCAAAGATTCTGTTTGATGAGAAAATTCTTAAGAAGGGGGCTCAGATTGTTCTTGAAGTAAATAAACAGGTAGCTAGTCTTATTGGTATTAATTCAGCTGCTCGTGCCACATGTGTTAAACCTTCTGGTAATGCATCAGTTCTTCTGATGTCACCTTCTGGTATTCACCCTGATCATTCACCAATGTATATTCGTAATATTCAGCTTAATAAAGAAACTGAAGTCGCTCAGTTGATCAAGAAGATTAATCCATATATGGTTGAAGATTCAGTATGGTCAGCTAACAAGTCTGATTATGTTGTATCATTTCCAGTCATTGCTAACAAAGGATCATTGTTTAAGAATGATCTGATGGGTGTTAAGCATCTTGAATTAATTAAGAAAGCACAACAGTTCTGGGTTGAGTTTGGTACAGATGAACAGTTATGTGTTGACAAAACAGTTAGACATAACGTATCTAATACTGTTATTGTTGATGACTGGGATGAAGTATCAGAGTATGTATTTAATAACAGAAAGTACTTCGCTGGTATTGCTTTCATTTCACCAACTGGAGATAAAGTATACAATCAGGCACCTAATACCAAAGTACTAAACCATACTGAAATTGTTAATGAGTATGGTGTTGGAAGTGTATTTGCTTCTGGTTTAGTTGTTGATGGACAGAAAGCTTTTGAGAATCTATGGGAAGCATGCATGTATGGTAGAGGTTTTGTTGAACTACCACAAGAAGACTCTGAAACCAATTTAAAGAAAGATTGGGTACGTAGGTTCGTTAAGTTTGCTGAAAACTATTTCAATAATGATCTAGAGAAGACTGAATATTGCCTAAAGGACGTTTATCTACTACATAAGTGGGAGAAGATTCAAAAAACAATTCAGAATATCGATTGGCAATCTGAGCTTAAAGAGAAGAAGTTTGTTAATGTTGATACTCTAGGAGCTGCAGCTTGTATGGGAGTATCTGAAACTGGTGAGAGTGCTTGCTTCCTATGATAATACAATTAAACCCACCTTTACCTTTAATAACACCTAAAGGTAAAGGTTGGGCTTATTTTTTAATAGATTATGGCCAGGAGCATGATTTACTATGGATTGTATTTCAAGATAGTACAAGTGAATGTTGGTCGTGGTTAAATAAAGATATTAAGATTCAACAAAACAAAACTTATAATAGAAAGGAAAAGTAAAATGGGTTGGGCATCAGGATCATCATTATTTTCTAATATAATTGAAGCTTTAGTAGAAACTGATATAGATGAAGATACAAGAGAACTAATCTACGAAGCATTAATACCATGTTTTGAAGATAGAGATTGTGATACTCTAATGGAATGTATAGGTGAAGATAAAGCTTTTGATAGAGCTTATAAGAATCTAAACCCTGACTATGATATGGATGATGAAGAGTTAATTGATTGGGATGATGAAGATGAAGATGAAGATAGTGGTTGCTAGTTAAATAGAGCATAAATACTCCTATATTGAAAACTATAGGAGTATATTATGTGGATATATAATGATGAAGTGTTTACCGAGGATATGATCGGTGATAATGTTGGTTTTGTGTATATAATATCAAATACTACTAATGGTAAATTTTACATTGGTAAGAAGCTCTTTACTAAATCAAAGACAATACAAAAAAAGAAAAAGAAAAAACGAACTAGAGTTTCTTCTAACTGGATTGATTATACAGGGTCTAATGATCAACTGAATGATGATATTAAAAATGGACATCAAATAAAGAAACACATTTTACATCTCTGTAAGAGTAAAGGGTGGTGTTCATATATGGAAACTAAAGAAATATTCATGCGAAATTGTCTTGTGCTTGATGAATACTATAATACATGGGTTCAATGCAAGATAAGAAGGCAACATATCAAATGATGCAAGATTTATTTTGTGAAGATTATTACATAAGCTCTTCACAACAAGCCATAAATACACTTAAAGAACTAATTAAATGGAAATTATCAGGTAATGTACTTTATCCTGATGATGTTATCAATATAATGATTCATTTCGATCTGGTAAAAAAACATGATTACAATAAACTGTTGGAAGAATTGAAAGAAAAACCAGTTGATTTACATCTCCCTATCAATTATATTCAAGAATAGAGCATTGGTGGTTTAGCGTCCTTGCTCAACTGATATGGAGGTCTAGTGTAACGGTTAGCACCCTCTCCTCATAAGAGAGTTTGTCTTGGTTCAAATCCAAGGACCTCTACCAATCAAAAGGATTTATCATGAATAGTGATTATGAAAACGCAGTCTTTGCTGATGATATATTAGAAATTTCCGCTAAGTTTAATAATATTATTAGAGAATATGCTATTCAAGAAAAAGGTAAAGAACATATTGTACCTGTTATTATGGCAGCTATTAATATGACTGTTAATGAAATTGATAAATTAGATAAGAAAAAAGTATTTCGTAATGCATTAGTGCAGATGTTACAAAAATAAAAAGGAAAATAAAATGATTAAACCTAGTTATATGCAATCACCTCAAAAAATGAATGAGATGTTAGACCGAGCTTACTTTGGAGCAAAAATAGCTGTTGTATATATTTCATTGCTAGCTATATTATATTTTGTACAATTAATTAAATAATGGAGATTTAAATTGGCGCACCCTCATAAAAATCGCCCTCGGTCTGGCCGTAGAAAAATTGGAAGTAAAAAACGTAAAGCTAGGCGATTGAATAAAAAGAAATGATAAATACTCTGATCAAGAGATTGGTCGGAGTTTTAATTTTATGAGCATATCTAC